TGGATGTATTCAATACATATCACAATATGAATTACTTATTGATGCGTGTAAAGCCTTACAACCCTATCGGCAGGCATCAAACCGAGGTGGAGTCAAATGCCTTAGAAGAACCAATTAAACGCCTTTTAGAAGAGCGCAATATCTCCTACACGGTGTACGACGGAGATATAGAAAATTACCACAAAATCATAACCGAAGTTATGACGGAGCTTAATAAGATATAAAAAGATAACAAAGAATAAAAAAATAAGGGGCTACTCATTAAGAGTAAGCCCCTATTTTTATTTTCTAAAACTTTTCCGTCTCAGTAAAATGTTTTTCGCCTAATCGTGTTGCCCAACCCTCGAACCACATACTATCGTAATCCGAAAGTTCGCTATACTTTTTCTTGCCGCTCTTTACAAGGTATTCTCTATACCAATAGCGTATGCAAGACGGTATAGCCACGACAAATGGCATAAATATGCCGAACATTAAATTTTGCAACCCGTGACCAGATTCGTGTTGCTTTAAGCTCAGCGATGGGTTCTTATTTGAGAAGAAAAAGCACCCACAATTAAATCCGCCCCAGCTATTCCCAATTTCGAAGCAAATCGAATAGTGGAATCTATGAGGTTTATGTCCTGTAATTAGCAGGCATAAGGCGATTACCGCGCCTATTAAAGTCATCGGTAATCCCCACGTCCACGATATTAACCAAAACAAAATTGTTTTTATTACTTTCATTCAGTACTACCTTGGTTCTTGCGTTCGTAAATTGTAGCTTCAATCTTACTAACAACCCATGTTTCCAAATCACCATAAGTAGATTTAAGGAAGTCTTTGACATCCGTAGATAACAATGTCATGACTTTTTCCTTAGCCATTACAAGCGCCTTCTCCTGCGCTTCCTTATCGAAAGCATTCTTGCCCTTTAAAGACTCAACATAAGTCTGATATACTTCCTCTACAACCATCTCAGTTACCGAAGATGCTCCGCTCAATATCGCCTTTAATTTAGCGTCAGAAGTCTTTGTGCTTAACCAAGTAGTGAACTTCTTAATTCCAAAAATTAAGAAACCTACTAAAGCACTACCTACGGCGGTAATTAACGCCGATAAAATTTCTTGCCACATACCATTTCCTCCTATAAAACTGTGCACGGGAAAAGAGAATGGAACAAGCCGTCCATTCTCCTCGTAGCCCAATATGAATTAAATCTGATTTGGTTTCCTCTCCACGACTTATAGCAGTTAGATATATACTCTAATGTCATCTTTCCACTGTCTAAGAACCTCTTAAATGCTTTTAGCTTACGCCGCATTGTAGTAATATTCTTCTTATATGGAATACGGATAACTTTGCCTGTCCTCATTAAAATAAATCTTGTTTTAAGAAACCTAATACCTCTGCTTAATTTTACAATCTGCGTCTTCTTCGTATTGAGCTTAATGCCAAGCTCGGTACAAATTGCGATAATATCTTGCAGACATCTTTGCAGATATTCCTTGCTTTGGTGTATAAGTACGCCGTCATCCATATATCTGCAATAAAACTCTATCTTCAAAAATTCCTTTATGTAATGGTCAAGTTTATTAGGGTGAGCTAAGGCACTTATTTGTGAAACTTGGCTACCCAACCCTAAGCCTATCTCTCCAAAGTCATCAACCAGCTTTTTAAATAGACCGAATATACGCTCATCTGGGATTGCGCCTTTCAAATTGTTGAGAAGTATTTGGTGATGTATATTATCAAAATATTTCGAAAAGTCGAATACTAACGCATACCCTTCATAGCCGTACTTACGATAATACCTATGAAGGAAACAATCCATTCGATTCATCGCAAAGTCAATGCCTTTATGCTTGATACAAGCACCATTATCGTAAATAAAATAACGCTTAATCAATGGTGTGAGAGAATAGTCGCAAAGACATTTTTGTACAATTCTCTCACTAATATGAACACTCTTTATATGGCGAGGCTTTCCTCTTTCCATAATATCGAATTCAATAAATCCACGGGTTTTGTAACGCCCGTCTCTTAGTTCTTTAAATGTCTTGTAGACATTCATCAAACCATTTGCCTTGTAAATTTGCGTACTCGACTTCCAGTTTACGCCCTTACAACAATTTTTAAAACTCTGATATAAATTGTCAAAGGTGAATACCTTGTCATATACGCAATATTTGTCCTCTATAATCCTTTTTCTTTCAATCCTTTTTGCTTTCCGACGCTGATATCGAACTTCGTGTCTTTCTTTGCTATTCATTAAAAATTTTATTGTGCCTTGTACAGTGCCATATATAGTGGAAATAACTGCATAATGATTTATACCATTAAACTCGCCACCACTATTTGACGAGCAATGCAAGAAGCGTCCGGTATATCATATCAAAGCACTAATTTATCCTTGCGGAAAGGTTATGCGCCCCTTTTGTACGTACTGTGTTCTCCTAAACAAAGGTTACTAAATCTGACTGTGTACAAAATCCGAAAACCAACCCATTGGTATAGTTGGCATTGTTGTAATTGGCGTTGCCATTGTTGCTGACATTACAGAAGTTGTTGGAATTGCCGTAGTAAGGTGAACGGAGCCACCACCAATTGGACGCAACAAGGAAAACGGCACATAACCCATGAATAATTAAGCCCTATTGGGCAAAGATTTATATCGTTCTTTATCAGCTTTTCTAACCGCTGAAATCAGCTTTGCTTCCTGTTCCATAAGATCTAACCAAGAACACCAAATTGATACAGATACCGTATCATTCAAAACACCTCTTGCTATATCGAGTTGTGATATTAGTGCTTGCAAATCGCAATTTGCTTTAATAAAGCAATTCTTGCGCATTTGCACCTCTTCTTTGTTAGTGGGAAAAATACTATTCGCTGATTTTAACTCATTATAAATAGAAATTGAAAGATTGATTATATTGTTTGTGATTGTGTATGCATACCTTTTAGGAAACTTAGCGCAATGTTGTAGAGTAAATATCTCTAAATTTCTTGCTGTTTCAAGGAACTGCACCTTAGATTCTTGTCTTTTACTTTCTAATACTGACATTCCTCTTTTTTACCTTATATTCCTTTTTATCTTAGATTAAATAATTATTTTTTTGCTTTTCTTTTCGAGACTGTCTGTTCGTCTCGAACATATAGAATACTGTTGAAATATTCTTGGTTGAGTATTTCTATATCACGAACAACGACGGAAGGTGATGCGCCTTCACCAAGAGAGTAAGCAATTTGTGTATATGGATTTACCATATACCAACCCTGTTTTATGGTAAATTTATAAATTAAATGATAGTTATGCTTTTTAAAGTTATTGTTCTCATAAATAATACCTCACCGTTTCGGGAACGTTTTCAAACGCTTCCGCCCTTAAATCGAGGATATCACGGTACCAATTCATTATTTCCGCGTCGTCCTCGGCTCTGCCCCGCAATACCGCCTTTTCCCATTTATCGAAGGCTTCGAGCAATGGCTTGCGTTCTATACGCAAACGGTTTAACCTGCGCTCTGACAGCTCGCTCGACGTATAAGGCACGAATACCTGTATATCTTCGTATTCGTCATATGCTTCTTTCGCTTCAACTGCGGGAGTATCTATTACCCACTTCACATCTCTGCCGCCGCTTTCGTATTCTTTTATGACTTCGTAATGTCCTTTTTCCGCAACAGCTTCTATTGCTTCATGGTGAGCGATAAATATTCTGTCTCGTTTTATGTACCCAAGTTCCGTATCGATATTTTGTTCGTTAAGTTCCTCTGTTTTTTCCGCGTTAAATATTCTCATTTTTATATGCCTCTTTTAAGCTGTACGCTTCCAAATATTTACAGCAAGATAGGGCGGTAAAGTGTTTGCCGTCTTTGTTTTTCCCACTACTTGAACTGCCGAACTTCTTGTAATATTTTCCGTATATGTAAAATGATTGGAAACTTGCAATTGTTCAACCGGAATATAACCTTCTGTGTAATTGCCTTCTTTAACATTAAGTACAGGGGCATTATTGCTTTGTTTATAATTAAATTGCGCCAGCGCAAATGCATTAGTATTGTCCGGTGTACCCAATACATGATCATGCGTAATCGTCCCACCCGTAGCGCCAAGCGAATAGCTTCCGCCTGCGCCTATAAGAAACTTGTCCGCTATTTTCTCCCACGACCCGCCGAATAAACCTGCCGGACTTGTACTGTTTACGCTTATATATATGCTACCTACGGGATAAGCATCTAACGCATCGCCGCTTACCATGACATATTTAGTGCCGTCATAAATAAACTCAATTATGCTGTTAGCACGCAAAACATTTTTGGTATTTGTTGTCGTTATTGGAAAATAAATTGATTTTGCCCCTGTCCCATTAACATTTAGAGTAGGAGAGAACGCGTTATTTGTATACGAGAATTTGACCGCAATTCTCGCACCAACTACAAGCGTAAAGCCGCTAAGCGTAACTATTTTTGCGGCAGTTGCCGCAGCAGTAGAGCAAACGCCGTAATGCGTGATTGATGCAGAACCGTCAAACCTTATACCGTCGATTGTATAAGCGTTTGCAAGTTTACCCGCGCTCTGCGCTATTTCCGCTTCGGCTG